TTAGAAACAAAAGATCCTGATCTAATAAAGAAAGGATCTGGTTCTGTTATTGGTAATGGTGATGTAATTGGTATTGCAGTTGCAACTAAACATTACAAAGGTTATTTTCCTATAGGTCATGAAGGTGGTGGTAACATGGACCGACAAAGAGTATTAGGTTGGTTAAAAGATATATTAGATTCTCCATCAACAAAAATTTTTCACAATGCAATGTACGATGTTTGTTGGTTACGAGCGTTAGGGTTTAAAATAAATGGAGACATTGTTTGTACAATGATAGCTGCAGCAATTACAGATGAGAATAGATTTAGATATGATCTTAATAGTTTGTCATGGCATTACCTGGGTTATGGTAAGAATGAAGCTGCACTAGCAGAAGCTGCAGAAGAATGGGGTATTGATCCTAAAGCTGAGATGTACAAACTACCTGCTATGCATGTTGGATCTTATGCAGAAAGAGATGCTGAAGTAACCTTTGGTTTATGGCAGGAGATGAAGAAAGAGATTATTAGTCAGGATTTAGAGGACATATTTGACTTAGAGACAGAACTGTTTCCGTGCCTGGTTGACATGAGATTTAAAGGTGTGCGTGTTGATGTAGACAAAGCACATAAAATGAAGACAGAATTTAAAAAAGCAGAACACGAATTATTAAATAAAATAAAAGGAGAAACAAATATTGACACACAGATATGGGCTGCAAGATCTATTGCAAATGTATTTGATATGTTAAGACTAGAGTATCCACGTACAGAAAAAACAGAAGCACCATCATTTACTAAAAATTTTTTACAAGAACATAAACATCCTGTTGTTAATATGATTGCTAAAGCAAGAGAGATTAACAAAGCTCACACAACTTTTATAGATTCTATTCTTAGATACGAACACAAGGGTAGAATACATGCTGAAATTAATCAGCTTAGATCACAAACCGGGGGCACCGTAACAGGAAGATTTAGTTATCAAAATCCAAACCTTCAACAAATTCCTGCAAGGAACAAAGATTTAGGACCAAAGATTAGATCTTTATTTATTCCTGAAGAAGGTTGTAAGTGGGGAGTATTTGATTACTCACAACAAGAACCAAGATTAGTAGTACACTATGCATCACTATATAAATT